AGACATTATTCAATGATACGTCTGTATCGCAAAGGGAAGCAGAGGAAAACTTAAATTCACTTATCGGTGAAATCGAGACAATGATTGAAAGCTTGGATGAAATAAATGCCTGAAACCCTCACCCTCATCATGGTCTTAGTCGGCTTCATTGGCTTTAGCCTATCATTTTCAGCAGAGCCTAAGCTATGGAAGGTTTTGGGGTTTTTAGGAATGTTTATTTTGGGAGGGTTGATAATATGCCAGAAAAAATATGCCCACTATCATTTCCACGTGGCAAAGACGAATTGGCAAATTGTATCAAAGAAAGATGCCAATGGTGGATAGGGGTTTATGAAAGAGAAAAAGGAGTGCTACGAGGTGGAAAAAATAGGGTTTATCCCATACAAAATTGTGCAATCGTAATTCTTGCTCAAAAGAATGCAGAGGGGCTTATTGATGTTTGACCTCATAATCCTACTCATCGACTTCGCAGGCACAGCCCTATGGATAAATGCTAAACCCGGACCCTGGCCTTGCATAACCTTTTTGGCAACCTTTATTTTGGGAGGGCTAATCCAATGACCTACCTTGAACGTCAAACAGAAATTCAAGACAAAATGACGATGCAAAGGGTTAGCCATGCCGAATGTGAACTGGCCTATAGTGAGCTTATCTTTGATATGTCTAATCAGATTGATAACCAGCAATAACACATTGACAGCCTTGAGGATGAATTACGACGGCTAAGGGAGTTGAAGTATCTTAAAGATGCTTATTGATTTCTATATGAAAGAGCAAATGCAAAAATCAAACTATGTCCGGGTTAGCGAAGCTCTCAATTCCTATGCCGATTTTTCCAAGGTAAAGCCTGACGTGCTTTGGTTCGCAACAGAGAGAGGCACCAAGGTTCATGCTCTTTGTGCGGCATATGCTCAGAATATATGGATTCCTGAAGTTCCTGAACACTGCAAGGGTTATTTCGATAGCTTTACTAGCTGGTTCGATAAGCATGTTGTTCGAGTTTTTTATGTTGAAGAACGCTTTTATAACCATAAATTTTTCTATACCGGCCAGCCAGATATTATCTTGGAAATGAGAAGTGAAGGGATCATGCTCATAGATAACAAAACTCCCCAAGGTAACGCATTTGAAAGAATATGGCGTGTTCAGATAGCCGCATACCTTAATCTTGAGATTCCTAATGTTTTCAAAATGCCTCTTGACAAAGCTGGCTCCCTCCAACTCGATCCCAAAGGCAAAAGTGCAAGAATGAAGTGGTATGACGAAAGCGCAAAGGACTTCGCCCAGTTCCTTCATGCTCTTTCAGCTTATAGATTTTTTAAAAAAGGGAGGTGAAATAAAATGCCAGAAAAACATTTATGTTGTTGCATCCCAAACCAAGAAAAACCCAATGAACGATGCCAAAATCCAGCAGAGTATCAAATTTGGAGCGGGTGGGAACCTAGAGGAGAGCAGTATACAGAGAGCTGTGCAGACCATCTTGAATCAATGTTAGATGATTCAGTACGGTTTGAAATCTTACGCATTACCTAGAACATTAAGACACTTAAATTAAAGATGAAAAATGAAAAAACCAACCTATCTTGATGATTGTAGAAAGCATGACATAACCTATTTTGACTATGAATGCCCTAAATGTGGTTGGAATGCTTTATTTGAAGATGGTTTAGAGCAAGGCTATTGTGAGGTTATCCATAGCCAGAAAACAGACACAGACTGGGGGCCTGGATACGAGCTTCATATTAAATGTACTTGCCCCACCTGCAATGAAGAATTTGAATACTTTGATGGGAGTCCTTAATGGCAGAACATGGTAAAGGGGAGCTAGTTTTTGCTGTATTAAATGAAAATGGAAAAATCAGGATGGAGTTCAACCACTCAGTACGTTGGCTAGGTATGACTCCAGAGCAAGCTATTAGACTTGGCGAACATCTTATTAAGGAGGGGCATATGATGAACGAGTTTTGGAATGCAAGACGAATAAAACTCGAAAAAGCGGTAATAAAAGCTACGCTAGATTTGTTTGAACATACCAATGCTCAAAGTTTCAAACTTCTATTAGATCCACCCTCACAAATACTTTTTATTGTTGCTGGTGATGTTGAAACAATCCAATCTTTATTACCTAAAAAGGAGACATAACCATGACCATTGACTTTGCAAAAGCGGCAAGAGGCGAAAAAACCGGAGATCCCAAACAGAAATTCAAGCCCCCAAAAACTGGGTATTATCTGATGGAAATCAATAGCGCAGTTCTCGAACAACTCAATGCTTTTGTCGCCCAGGGTGAGAAGATCAAAGCCCAGGCCTTTAAGATAAAGGTCAAAGACGACAAGACCAAAGAGGAGGCTACAGAGCTTGGGGTCAAGATGCACAAAGTCATCAAGCAAATTGATGCTAAGGCAGATGAGATTGTCGAGGCCCCCAAGAACTTTGTTAAAGATGCCAACAACATCCGCAAAAAGGTTCAGCAACCCTTTAAAGATGGTAAGGAATATCTGGCAGGTGAACTCAAGCAGCACAAGGCGCGGGAAGACCTAGCAGCAGCTAAACGAGCAGAAGCGGCGCGCAAAGCCACTGAAGAACTGCAAAAGAAATTGAATGAAGAAGCTAATGCATCGGGTATCAAGGAGGAAATCAAGGTCGATGCTATCGTAGTCCCGGGAGTAGATAACATCACCAGAGCGGAAAGTGGTACTTCTTTTGGCACAAAAAGGCCAAAGGTTACAGTTCTGGAGCTTGAAAAGGTTCCCCGGGAATACCTCAAGATAGAATTGAGGCTGAAGGCGGTCCACGATGCTATGCGCCAAGGCGTGACTCATATTGATGGACTGCAACTAGATTGGGAAGAGGATATATCGTTTAAATAGGAGGAGGATAATATGATTGAAAGTAAGTATATGGAGTTTAATAAAATTGGATCTACCGGGAAAACAGACATTTGGGATATACTTTCTAAATCGTCTGGCTTCATCCTTGGAAAAATTTCATGGTATGGTGCATGGCGTCAATACTGCTTTTTTCCCTCTCCAAATTCTGTGTTTAATGTAACATGTATGGATGATATTAAGAAAATGATCAATGAGCTTATGGCGCAGAGGCGTCTAACAAACAAATAAACTCTAATAACAATTAAAAGGAGACTTAACATGCCAGAAACAAAAGCAGCAGTAATGGTTTATGAGGCTAGGGACGGACAAACAATAGAACTGACCTTTGACACGATCAGGCGTTATCTTGTCCAGGGACATCCTGAATTTGTGGTTCCTTCAGAATTTATGTTTTTCATGGGTGTCTGCAAAAGTCAGGGAATGAATCCATTTAAGCGCGACTGTTATCTTCTCAAATATACAAAAGACGATGCAGCAGCTATAATCACAGCCATTGGATTTTTGCGAAGTCGGGGGAAAGCGCAACAGGATTGCAGGGGGTGGAATGCCGGTATTATTTTACAGAAAAAAGACGGGATGCTGGAATACCGGGAAGGAACTCTCATTCTTGACGAAGAAAAGCTCGTTGGTGGATGGTTTGAAGCAAAGCCTGATGGTTGGGATAAGCCTCTCAAATGGACTGTACCACTCAAAACATATTTGAAGTACAAGAAAAGTGGTGGTCTGACACGGTTTTGGAGCGAGGACAATCAGCCTGGCCAGATAGCGAAAGTCGCTGAAGTGCAAGGCTTGAGGAAATGTTGGCCTGATCCCTTCCAAAATCTTTATGTTGATGCTGAAATCGCTCCGGATGATGGAACAAAAGGCTTGCCAGAAATTCCAGAAGAAACCGGCCAAGCAGGAGAAAGCGAGGCAATAGATCCCGATGCCCATGAGGACTTTGATAAGAAGGTTCCAAAGAATATCCAGGCAGAGCGAATGAAGGAGTTTTTAGACTTGGTTCAGCAGAGCGCGGAAAAGACTCTGTTTGAAATCAAGCAGGAGGCCTTTGACCATTGGGATGAATTCTGGGGCAGCTTCGTGAAATGGCAAGCTAAAAAGTATGGCGAGGACAAACCCGCCGAACCCACAGACAAAGACCCTATCCGCGAACAGTACATCAATCTAAGAGGTGCTGGCTTCTCCACATGGGTACATAACCACACAGGCCATATTATTGATTTAGATAGTAAGTATCAAAAAGAAATAGAGGCTAAGTGGCATAAGCTCTATCCCGAGGACACTTATCCCCTTGATAATAGAGAAAACGCAACACAGGACGAAATAGCTATTCCTGGGGGTGATTCTGAGCCTGATTCTGAGGAAGATGAGAGAACAATCCCTTGTAGTTTCCGGGATATCGAGGTCAAGGTCAGTTTTTGCAAGTCGGGGGCCTGTGCGCGAGTTGAGAATTGCGCTGATTACAAGCAATATCTTGAGGAACAGGCAAATCAAGAATAACTATCAATTAATGCCATAGGCAGGGAGGGGGAGATGTCACAAACAAATCAAGTTCTTAATTTAGAAGTCCAGTTTAAACTAGTCGAGTGTCCTAGTTGTGGAATCACTTATGCAATACCAGAGATTCTCAAAAGAGAACACCAAAGAGATCACCGAACACTTTATTGTCCAAGGGGGCATAGATGGTATTATCCCCGTGAATCTGATTTAGAAAGTCTTGAAAGACAACTCAAAGATGCGAGAAGCTCGAAAAAGTTTTATGAGCACAGAACTATGGAATTATCTTATTCAAATCGAAGTATTCGGGGACATCTGACACGCAAAAAGAAAGAACTTCATCGGATCTCTAATGGTATCTGCCCATGTTGTAATCGACATTTTGTGAATCTTGAGAGACATATGGCAACAAAACATCCAAATTATGTAGGGTAACAAATAACCATGTTTACAACCCCACAATTAAATGCTATGCCTCCTGAAAAAAGGAGGCTAACCATGAAAGGCAATATCTATCCAACAGAGACAGGGTATCGGGTCAAGTTTCAGGGTATTTACAAAAGATTCAAAAACACACAAGAAGCCGAACGGTTTCTTAATAGATTGAGGCATGAAGAAGATGAAGGCACATTCGATAAAAGAGATTGGCTTGCGAGTAAGCCGCTGGGTTTCACTAATCTGGCGCAGCAATGGCTCACGGGTAAAAAGGAAAAAGTTAAGTGTTACTCTAATTTGCGAAATCACATTAGCCAAGCTATACTTTACTTTGGAAATACCAACATCAAGACCATTCAATTTTCCGAACTTGAAAATTTTTACCTGTCGCTACCAGTACGATTAAGTGAAAAAACTAAGGCAAACATATTTACAACGCTACACGCTTTCTTTGTTTGGATTGTTAAACGTGAGAAACGAGACAAACGACATATCGAAATGCCTGAGTTTCCAGTTATCCGCTTTGAGCTTCGGAGGCGCAAGACTATTAGTAGGGAACAGCAATTACTTATTCTGGATTGGCTCAAGGTTCACGCTCCCTTCAAGGTATGGCTTGGAATCAAATGGCTAATGACTTATATCAGCATCAGGCCCGGGGAACTTATTGAGATTAAGGAAGGTGATATTAACCGAGAATTAGGAGTGATTTATGTTAAGGATAACAAAGGAAAACGAGTCAAATCAATTCCCTTACTCCAAGAAGATCAATCCTTTATACAAAACAAGGCCTTGCCACATGTGTATTTCTTCCGACACCAGCAACGTAAAGGTGTCGCTCCATATAACAGATACCGATTCGGAAAGCGTTGTCTCTATACCTGGTGGAGAAGGGCTTGTGGAAATCTGGAACTTCGCCATACAGATCTATACGGAGGAACCTGTCACAGTACAGTCCAGTGGCTCTATCAACAAGGATATAGTCCAGAAGAAATAAGTAGAGCGAAAATGCACACCAGTGTAGCCACAACATACCACTACCTTGATATAGGCTTAGAAGAAGTAAGGCAGATTTATGGTGGGGGGAAAGTGGTGGAGATGAGGAGAGAGAGTGATACCATTTAATCAACCAAACGATCATACTTGTCAACATGCTTGTCTTGCACTAATGACAGGCAAAACAATTGATTATGTTATTAATTGGTTTGGCAATGACCATGCTCTTGATGGAACAGAATCAGTCATATTCCTTGCTCACCATAATATGTATTTAGCTAATTATGGTATCCCTGCCCATAAAGGCGAATACATAACATTAGAACCAAGTGATGAAATAGACATAAAATGGTCTGTTGGTGGGCATCCAGCTTTATTAGTTGTTCAATCAGAAAGATTTGAAGAAAAATTGCATGCTGTGTTTTGGGACGGAGAAAAAGTTTTTGATCCAAGCCCTCTTGTAAAGACATGGAGGGAAATATCTTCTTATAAAATCATGGAATTCTGGCCTTTATTAATAGATGAAGAAATTGAAAAACAGTTTCCCTTAACTGGCACCACCCTGGCACCTTTTTCAAAGGAGGAAATAGGAAATGGAAGAGAAGGAAATTGAAGAAAAACAGAGAATTCTGAAGTTTTTACAACAAACCGATAGGAATATTGATAATGTTATAGGATATTTGGTTGAAATTGCCGAAGAGATACAAACTTTCAGGAATATACTATTAGAAAAGAATAGGCACGACGGGATTTGAACCTCGCGCGTCTATGTGAGATTCAATACTGGTATGAGTTTCAAAAAGCCCAAATTGCATTGGCACCTTTGTGGCACCTTTTTAAAGGCTTAACTTGGAATCAAGTAACCTAAAGGAGTTGGGGGAGTGATATGAAAGCAATTAGTTTATGGCAACCGTGGGCCAGCGCAATGGCTATGGGATTAAAAAAGAATGAAACGCGGCATTGGTCAACATCGTATCGAGGACCTTTGCTCATTCATGCAGCAAAAAAGAAAGTTAAAATACCATATGAACTATTAAAAACTTTAACACGCAATGGTTTAAATCCGTATGAAGTTGATTATGGTGTCTTGGTTTGCAAAGTTGATCTGATAGATTGTCAGCAGATAGGAGATGATAATCGTCCACCTCATGATTCACTGGAATATCAATTAGGTAATTACGATCATGGTAGATGGATGTGGATTACAGATAATCTTCAAGTTTTTGATCCTATTGCTTTCCGTGGTAGCCAAGGGTTCTTTAATATACCTGATAACATAATACCTAATTAGCACCTTATCGTTGCCAAGAAAGGAGGTGGAGGAATGAAAGCATCTCACATGGCTACATTAGAAGAAAACATGACATTACGAAAACTTTTATGGTTAAATCATGGGCATGAAAACTTATATGGCGATGATGGAGAAATGCAATGTCCTATTTGTATGCTGGATTTCAAAAGAGATTCGGTAGCGAAAATTGAGAAAAGATTTGATGATATTGCATTTCAACACATGTTAGATTTTGCAAAGAAAGAAAGGAAACTTTAGCACCTTATCGTTGCCAGTTCCAGGTTTCCGAGCGATTGGCACTATGTTGGCACCAAAAAGCAAAGGAAGTTTGATGGAGTGATGGATACTTCAGAAAAATACATAAAAATGTGTGAGAAGGGTAAGGAGATACAGAAACACATTCCAGGAAAATGGGATATATATTGTATAGATTTTACAAAATCAGAATGGTTAAATGTGCGTCAAATTGAAATGACTTATTGGAATAGTGATTTTGATGGTAATGATATTTGGGAAATTCCATTTTTTGAATTAGACAGAACTTGGGATAAAAGAGACAAAGGAATAGAAAAAATCTGGCTCCCCCGTCAAGACCAATTGCAGGAGATGGTCTTAGATACCTCTTGTGTAGAAAACCTGTTAAGTTGTTTTTACTGGTGGATGCACAAGGATATGGCTTTCACGTTGCTAGAATTTGATTCTTTAGAGCAATGGTGGCTTGCCTTTGTTATGCACGAGAAATATGGCAAGATATGGGATGATAAAAGAAAGGATTGGTTAAGATAGTACCTTATCATTGCCAACCCCAAGCAACCATTCACCCCGAATTGTTCTTAATCTCATCCGGTGGTTCAATGCTAGGCTTCACGCCCTGAGCTTTCATTATATCCCAAATATGACTTTCAAGCCGGGTCCCTTGGCTCATAGATTGGCCCACAAACAGATCAAATTCTTTTCGGCTTACTTTATTTCTGAGTCGAACTTCAAATGAACCTATCCAAGCCAGAAAGATTGTGGCGGGAACTGCTACTTTTTCTATTAAACCGTTCATCTTATTGCTTCAAACCTTCTTTTATATAAGCAACCAATTCAATTGTATCGGTAAAAGCTCCACCCCCCGAAGCCTCGATTAAAATATAACAGCCAGTATGAAATTCTATTTCTGCTCTCGTAAAACCGTTAAAACCTTTAGCACTGGCATCGAGATTTGATGTTGGTACTATTGCTGTGCCGCTTCCGGCAGTATTATCATATACAGTGATCTGAGGATCATTTGCATTGTCCATACCGACTAATAATCCATCTAAATAACCATGCCCTGTCCAGACAAGGCCTGAAGCAGACAAAAATTTAGGTATTGATTTTGCCATTAGAAGCCTCCTAAGAGTTTGGCAAGTGCTGTCAAAAAAGCAGATAATGAGCAGAAGGCAATGATATAAGCCCAAAACCGTTGATCTTTCAATTTATTGATAATCTCTTTAGAATGCTCAAGTGTATCTTGGTCTTTTGCAAATTCCTTGTATTCAATGGTTTTAGCTATCGTGAAGATTCGCCGGCCGATATTGATGTCTTTGATTTCCAAGCCGTTCTGTATTTGCCAGTATAAATCATGTGCCGCTGCCTGGACCTGAACATTAGTTATGCGTTCTGGCTTTCTACGATAAAGTTTTGTGAGTTCAAATCCTTTATCTGCATAAAATTCTAATATTTCTTTTTTCATTGTGAAACTCCTAAAAGTAATAATTGGCCTGGCCTTTTGGTTATAACTGGTACTCCACCAACTGTAATTCCCGAATATATCCAAGTCGCTTGTTCTCGATCCTGAGCATCTATGGTTCCGTCTGGTTTCGGTGGTATCGTGTAAATATGGAAAATACCAGTTGCGCTTCTTCGCTTATCTACACTATCTAAATTCGCCATTAAGCGTGCTCGCCCTTAGTAAAAGTCGTCGCGTCATCGCTGACAGCGCAGGAGAAAAGAACCGTAGTCCCCGCATCATCATATACCTTTTGTACTCCACTATTCGTTTCGATTTTGTTCTTTATCATTCTATAAACAAGATCTAGAACTTGCCTTGGAGTCGGAGAAGAGTCAAGAGCACCAGCCGCCCTTTCACCAATTGCCGAATTCACATAAACCAGAATAGAGTCGATTTTATCATCAAGTGTGGTTTTAGTGTCTACAAGAATTGATTGTTGTCTGTTATCCAAAGTTGTACCAGTGTCAGTTAAAATCTGAGAACAGAGACTTTCTAAGGCATCCAGTCCATAAGTAGCATTGCTTAGGGTTTTGGTATCAGCGAGAATTGAGCCAACTTCGTTGTCTACTGTAGTAATTGTTCCTGGAATCGTGGTTTTTGTATCTACTAAAATGCTTTGAATTTGGTTTTCTAATGTTGTTCCAGTATCCACAAGGATAGTTGAAAGCAAGGTTTCCAAGGCATCTAAGCCGTATGTGGCATTGCTGAGCGTTATTGTGTCTGCCAAAATACTTTGTGATCTATTCTCTAAAGTGGTTATGGTGCCAGGAATAGTTGTCTTGGTATCAACGAGAATGCTCGTGGAATCTTCCAATATTTGGGAGCACAGACTCTCTAGAGCATTTAGACCATATGTTGCATTGCTGAGAGTAATGGTATCTGCTAGGATGCTAGTCGAATTGGCTAAAATCGTAGAAAGCGCTGCACTTAAATCAGAACTCGCCCCTCCAGGAATAGCAGCCAATATTTGAGAAACAATTGTTTCTAAAGCATCCAGCCCATAGGTTGCATTGCTGAGAGTCCTTGTATCGTTCAAAATACTGGTAGTGTCACCCCGAACATCAACAATACCCCCTGAATCAGCCAATATGGAATTAATTTTATTTCCTTCAGTTTTAATCGTAATAAACTGAGTGGCACAACTGGCAGCACTATCATGGAATCTTAGCTGAATAAGATCAGCATTGGTTTCTCCCTGTGATAAAGTAAGGACATACTGACCATTAGTTAGTTCTGAAACCGTATTGCTTATGGCAGCCGAGGCTCCACCATCTTTTCTTACTGCCCCAGCAGGAGAAATCCCTGTTTCTGGCGTGGCAAAATCGGTTTTGTCTACCATGACGAAGCCGACTTTTTGACTTGCTACATTTTTTAGATACATAGTTTTTCCTCTATCAATCTAATCGAATTTATTTATCCTATTTTTTAAACTTTTTGAATCGCTCTTCAAATTCAAGGATAGGCAAAAGTTCAATACTACCTATCGAAGTTTGCATATAGTGAGTAACCATTCGATAAAACACCAATGTTTCTTCTTCCACCTCTAAACGCCCAAAAATATGTACTTCATGTGCAGGCGCATCTGGATGATCGTCTTTATATGTTCGTATCTCCATTACAAAAGCCTCCTATAGATTTCTATAGCTTGTTCTGCCATCCGAACAATGCTAAGATTTTCTTCAGCATATTTTCTCATTCCCGTAGGTTTTTCCTCATGGCATTGAATAATCTTTTCTGCCATATCATCGGGATCATAAGGCTCACATTTGAACGTAGCATGAGGATTTGTTTTGTATGCCACAACCGGCTTATCACAAGCCAATGCCTCAAGGCTTACACGCCCATAGCTCGGAAACACGGGGCTAACTACTATGTCAGCCAAATTAAGCAATCCTGCCATGTTCGCTTGAGCCTGAAAGATCCCTTTGGTAAAATGCGTATATTGGTTTTGCTTAATCAATTTCATCCAAAACTCTTTTTCTTTCACCGGGCAACCAAATGGATGGAATTTAGCCTTGGGTAGCTTTTTAACAACTTCTTCCATTGCCAGAAATACATGAAATGGATGCCGAAAGGTTCTCCAATGTTCTGCGTATAATATAGCAGGCTGTCCTATGAATTTTTGCTTTGTCTTGATTGGTTTGTATTTTGTGAGATCTACACCCTTATTGATCACCAATGTACGTTTGAAGCTATTCCATATTCTTGCTTCCTGATAATTGAACGCTATGAAGGCATCCATAAGCGGAGCTAAAGTCATAATAGCGTTGGTGCTTATTTTGTGTAACATTCCATAGTCCGGTTCTCCGTGTAAGAACAAGACCTTTGGCTTGTTATCTTTATGGTAATGTGGATGAATCTGGCTATGGACACAGTGTATATCGAAATCATCATCGGCAAAGCCAAAATAGGTTTTTGCAGTATGGGGATCTCTTAGCGAAACCGCATGATCTTGTTTAATCTCTTCAGCAGTCAACTCAGCGGTTGTTCTGAACAATCCGCTATTTTCTTTTTTTAACCAGTGAAGTATTTTCATTATCCCCTGCCAATTCCAAGTCCATAATATGTCATTCCAAGCATCATGCCTTGTTGCTCTCCATGTGCTTCACCTCTAGGATTATAGGTAGTGCGGCCTCCATTCCCCGCCGTATAAACAATCGTCAATTTTGCAGCGGTTCCGGCACCAGATTCAGCGTCAAAATAAGTACGATCATCTGAAGGACTATTATTATCTAACCAGACAAAAGCCATATTATCACCAGAATTATGTGATCCATCAAATCGCTCTTGCACGATTGTTTTAATTTCTGGCGAATCTTGTGTTCCTGTACCTCCCTCATTCCAAGCAACCACTCCAGCATGAACAGTTGCATTGCTAGGATAATGTGATGCATCCCAAGCAGGTGGCGTATCGTCATTAACAGCTTTCAAATTAGCTATACAACCTAGATCACTAATAGCTGTATTATAAATTGTAATTTTACATCCATCACCAGCTGTGCCAGAAGCAGTCACACTTGGCCATATCCAACCCGCTGATAAACTATCCCCAGCATACTCACCACAATATAGACCTCCATTATAATCATCAGAATAAGTACCGGCTTGGTCATAGCAATCATCGCTTGCTCCTGTAGGCCCCCAAGTATCAGGAAAAATCTCTAGCCATTCATTTTTTTGAACTTCATATGGCCCAAAAATTATCTGAAGTTTGGCATCTTCTCCACTATCATCAATCACAAAAGCCCGTTGATCGGCTTCATCATAATTCCAATGCCATACGATATTCTTGAATCTGACACCAATCTTTTTGTTTGGATTCCCAAACCTTTCCCCACTCCATACCCACTCATAGGCTTTATTAACTGCGATTTTTGTCAGACCTTCATTAACCCATACAAAACGAACTATACCAGATTTTGGTGCTCGAAACCTGAAGCTAAAATTAACTTTTTCGCCCCAAATTGGTTGTATTCCGATTTTAAGAGCATACGGAGCATCGGGAAAATCAAGATAGCCTGTGCAATAATTTTCTTCGGGATAGTTCTCCTTTATATTTCTAATGGGCTGACCATGCGGAATGTTTTCCCATACACTAGGGCTTATTTCTTGCTGCACAAAAAATTTACTAGAAGAAACAAGAACATTTCCAAGATACTTGATTACTTGTTTATCTGCCTGAAATTTGATTGAAGATTCAGCGTGAAATAATTCATTAGTCTGTGAATCCCAGATATAGGGAAAATATAGACCATTTTTCAGGACATTTCTTTGGCCTACATAGGACTCATAAACAAACTGATTAGGCTTTTCAGTCTTGAAAGTTCGACTTGATTTATTCCATTTGTGGTGAGTAAGTTGCATCTATCTCCTTATCACTCCGAAGAAACATTGTTTAATTTTTTGTTTGTTCATATTCCTTTTTTATGTTATAAATAATTTATGTCTCGAATCCGTGAATCCATTCGATTTTGGACTAAAGTCAATAAACTTGGCCCTGATAACTGCTGGGATTGGACAGCAAGTAAACGTTGTGGTTATGGATGTTTTTGGTATAAAGGACATAATATTATTGCCCACCGTTTTGCATGGGAATTGACCTATGGTCCTATTCCAGACAATCTTTGTTGTTTGCACAAGTGTGACAACCGCATTTGTGTTAACCCAAAACACCTTTTCTTGGGCACAAAAGCCGATAACTCTATAGATATGGCTAAAAAAGGTAGACAATCTATTCAACGGCTTACCCAACAACAGGTAAAAGAGATTAAAGTTCAATTGGTTCAAGGCATTACGCAATGCATTATTGCTAAAAAGTATAAAATTGTACCCCAAACTATTGGCGATATTAATACTGGTTATAGTTGGTCTCATGTCATTGGTCCCATGTTACAATTGAATTTATTTTCATAAAGTCTTTCATTTCTTTATATTTATTCCCCAGTGTATCACGGCAAAGAAACACGGAGGTCTAGAAAAATTCATCTCAATTTATGCCTAAGCCGGTTGCGGATTGTGGAGAAGAAACAACTGCTTCCGGCAGGTGGTCCAAAGGGGGGACATAGGCCTCCCTAGTATAAGTTACGGTGTTTGATGGGCCACTTTCACCACTCTCATTGTAGGCAGTGATATAAAAAGTATATTCAATGCCATAATGCAGGTTGAGTTTGTTATCAATATCCGTGTAGGTCACAGAACCATCAGCACGGATAAGATCTCCTGTAATCTCACTTTTGTTAAAATCCCCTATGCCGTCCGAAAAATACACAGTATATCCAGTTATGGTATCCCACTCCACGCCAGGGTCATCCCATTGAAGGCTTGCCCCAAATGCCAACACTGGCAATAAAAGCGCCATGAGGCATATGCCTGTTATAAATGCTATTGTTTTCATAGTGTCTCCTTTTGGTTCTTGACAATAAATTTAATATGTTAATAATCGAATCATGGAAATCTTAGTTTATTTCATTTTAGCAACAATAATTTTATTTATTATTATTCCTTGGACTCGTCCTATTGGTTATATCCTTCTTGTTATTCTCATTCTAATTCTAGGTTTCGAAGAAGGAAGAACTAATCGCTAAATACTCAATCTTCTTTTCTTCTTAACTGCTGCAATCTTAATATAAACCTACCAGATATGATTCCTGGTATTTTGGGTAATTGATTTTCCAGTCTTTCTTTTTCTTTTTCATCTCCCTGTTGCCATCTCGTCCAATAAACAGTCGCCCTTGCTTCTGGATTCAATGAAGCAAGATTCAACCACCATCTCCTATCGGGAATATTGTAAACCCTTCCGTATCTAATAAATCTTTTATGTAATCGTATCCTATCTTCAGGTGACTGTTTTTTTATAAACGCAAGAATATCCTTTTTGGCAGATGTATCTTTATCCTTATAATAGACTTCGCAAAGCGCATCTAAATCTCTTGTTTTTCTGTATCTTTCTGTTGATTCGGCGATTTCAATATCTTCAAGACTTTTCCTATGTCTTGAATATGGATAAGTAGATTTCAATACTCTCCTGACAAATGGCATAGTCGTTAGCATTTCTTCCATTGTTGAATCTTTTACATCACCAGGCATTTTATCCATTATCTGCCTTAATCCACCGCCAACTGTAGATGTATAAATATTTCCATAAGTAAAGAAATTCTCCAAAACATATCTAGTTCTTTCGGGTGATAGACCTGTTTTGCCTAATTTCACTAACGCCGGATGAGTGAATCTTGTGTATTCTTCGGGGGCTTTTACTTCAGGTCCTCTCCATATATCCTCATTCATCCAAAAATCTTTATTGGCATAATAACCAAGTATAGCATCCATAGTGGGTGGAATGGTCTGTGTGGGTATAATCGGTATTAAATCCTGTGCGGCCTGTGTAACCTGATCCACGTTAATATCTTCGCCTAAATATTTAGCCACTGCATTTTCAAAGACAGTACACATAAGCCTCTGGCTCTGATCTTTGGCGATCTTGAAATACAGATGCCTTTTTTCATTGTTTTTATCAGTGTATGTGAATGGTGTAGTGATAATGAAATTGTTTACCTTATCTCTATCAGATACCGATTCCAAACATTCAGGATTTGTGTATCTATTTGCCAAATACAGACTTGTAGATAACCCCACTAATTCGGCTGATTTATACACAAATTCCATTGGCTTCTGCGATGCTGCTCTCGCGAGCCCTCTCGTTGCCTGAATGCTTGCATTAAGATATGGTATTCCTGTATCAGCACCTTTTATAGCCCAACCACCTTGAGAAAAATCCAGATAGTTCCTTGCTTCCCATGTGGCCTCAAATGCTGGTTTGCCATTCCTAATAGCCCTTTGCCTTAATGCAAGTCTTGTCCATATTTCTGAAGTTTCACCAGCATAACCTAATACATCCTGTAATTTGCCAGCTATTCCACCACCTTTTGTAATTCGACCTTGATGAGTAAGGAAACTCATTCCCCCACCTTCATTAATATAATCAATCCATGCCCCTTTTCGTAAGAAAGAATCTTTTGCTGTTGCAAGAAAATCTCTTCCCATTTGTGCCATCCATATAGGCATATGTGAAGAATACTCATGTGTTGTAAGCCAAACATGAACAATGTCTCGTGGCATATTTGTTATGGCAAATTCAGGATTCAGCCCTGTAGCCATTGGTTTTAAAATCTTAGATCCTGATAACCAACCTATGATATTAGCCATTTGTGTATTGATAGCAGGATCATTTATTACCCATTCCCTTACCATATCCAGAGGCATAAGCATTTCTTTGGGCTTTCCGTCTATCATAACGCTGACTTTTTCAAATCCAGCAGGGGGTTTTTGATAAACAACTTTCCCTGCCTTTGTCTTTTTTGCCATTTTAGAAAGGCTAACAACCCCATTATCAGGTACTTGTTTAGCCAAATTGTGTAAAGCACGATTAGCTTCATTCCTAAATATCCTTGCCTGAGTCCGTGTTACAACTTGGGCAAGCAAAGCCCTTGAATTGTTTTGTAGTAATCCTTCACTGCCTTCCTCTAATGCCTTTATCCCACTATCTGATACAGTTATTTTTTTGCCACCAAAGGTATAAGTTCTTTCAGGATCTATATGTTGAAGAAAATTCCTTGGAGAATAATCACCAGCTTTAAGTAATGCCTGATAAGATTCATCTGTAATTAATCCAGATTGCTTCAATTGTCCAAGTTGGTTTCTCATTTCAGCAAAATACAAATCTGCCTTCTGGTTAAGTTTTGCCAACATTTCCCTTGGTAGGGTTTCTAAATATGCCTGATGCTCTTTTGTTCCCAATCCATAAGGATGTTTGATATCTGGTTTATAGCCTTCTATTGTGATTGTTCTTCTTGATTGAATTATTCGATTAAGAGTTTTTTCTTCTATTTTAGAAAGTCCGCCATAAATCCTGTCAGATGATTCTTTAATAAGTCTTTCAGATTTGGGTCCTGCTCCCCTAATTAAATCATGTCTGATTACAGCCTCTTTTCCGGTTTGGCCGCCTTCTACCAACATTTTCTTTTTGATGTTTCCGCTTACATCAACAGTGGCTCTTTTAAGTTTATGATATGTTTCTGCCACTGTTTTTTTGCTCAGTCTTTCCAATTCGGCATCTGTGGCAATATACATCTCCTCGACTTTAGTACCAGGAATAGGTTTAACTTTTCCCCATACTGCTTTAGTTAAAAATTTATAGGTCTTAGGCAAAAATCTCTCAATGGTTGGGGCGATTATCTTACTTATCCCTTTTGCAATTGGGGTTGCACCAACTATCGCCACAGCTTCAAAGTCCTGCCAGAGTAATTCCCTTGTTTGTTTTTGAGTAGATAACTCTGCAAATCTTTCTCTTTCATCGGGGTCCAAGTATTTAATGTATGGTACAAGATTGCTGGCAACACCCCATGCACCATATAGATTAGGATATTTTGCTTTAAGGGGTGGTTCTTCCATTTCAAATTTACGCTTGGACAATGGCTTTTCAACTGGGATAAAATCAGATATGACTGGTTCAAAATCAGTCATAATTTTTTCTTTAACTGGACTGAAATCAGTTATTATTTGATCGGTTTCCATTTACCCTTTCCTAGATATTCTGCTTTTTTGCCTTCCGCATTAGTATAGATTTTGCCAATTTCCCATTCTTCAGCCTGATAGTCTTTCCACAAACTAGGATATAATCTTTTCAATAGGGTTTCAGTTTTCGCAATAGACGTATCAATCATCTTCCTTGCTTTTTCAACGCTTGGAGTTAGTTCAAACTCAAAACCCATTTGCGTGATACGAGCTTCATAATCTGATCGCTTCTTTCTGAGAGATTGCAGTTTGCCCAATAAAGAATCAAAAGAAGGTCTTTTTTCCTTATATTTCGCTTTAATCTTTTCCTTTTCCTTCCAGCTAGGTTCTTTTTTCTCCCCAGCTTTCCACCAAGTTGTACCATCAGGAAGCTTGACAATGGCACCTTCTTCACGATCCAAACCTTCAGGAATATATTTTGGATCAACCTGTCTGAAATTATCTTTTTGCAGTGTAATCTTTATATCAATCAGGTTTTGTCGTGTTTTCTGTTCTTCTTTTTTACTTTCAACAAGCATAGGTAAAAGCCCAATCTTAGATGTAATATACTCTTTCCTCTTTTTCTTTTGGAGTGTAGCCCTGTAATCAATAAGTTCATGTCCTCCAGTTTCAACATCTATCTCCCCACTTCTAATACGATCAAAAATATCATTTGAAAAAGTCATAGCATCTTGGAAGGATGTCTTTTTAAAATCTATGTTAGTCCAATCGACAACACCATCTGTTATTTCTTTGAGCTTTGGCGCATATTGAGAAACAATTTCTTCTGAAGAAATATCTAAATCAAAGGCACTAAGGGTTTGCATACTTTTAAAAATGAGATTTATTTCATCTAAATCTCTTTGCCTATCAAGTTCTTGTTGTCGCTGTTGCATTCCCATTTTAGCCATTTGCCCACGATAATATCCCTGGCCTATATCTCTCAATCCCTGTGCTATTGGTGCAAAAGGATTTCCGTTCATTTATTTATCTCCTTATGCGGTGGCTAATGCACCAGCAATCTGTTTACCACCTAAATAACCACCATAGGCACTTGCAGCACCACCCATTAAAGATGCCATCAATTGGTTATACATCATTGATTGATTGTACTGAGCGCCATATTGTCCTTGTCTTTGGCCACCATAATAGCCAAGGAGTCCCATGCCGCCTCCCATAAGGTTGGCACCATAACCTCCCATGCCATAAAGTTGTCCATACCCGGCTTGCTGTTTTTGCATTCCCAATTGTTGCTGTCCAAACATCGGGCCATAAGCGGCAGAGATTTCCCCTCTTTTTAATAGGTCTGCACGTTCTCCCCATGTTCTTTCATGTTCCCCCATTGCCTGGATGTATGGTGTAGAGCCAGGAGCGGCACCTTGGCGTGACAATCTTTCTTCCAATAATCCGCGTGCTTCTTCTTGCTGTGCCTCAAACTGTTCAGGTAAAGGAAGTTCGCCTTTTAAAGCACTTTCATATCTTTCCATAGCCAGCATACCCGTTTTTTCGGCAGCCATTTCAAATTCGCTTGGCGGTCTATCAAGATATTCTTCCAGCATTGTTCTGGTTGCTTGAGATTGTTCAAGCATCTGTCTGTAGTAGTCTGTCTGTACGCCGAGCAGTTCGGTTTCTGCTCCCGATGGACCTGGATAAGAAGGAGGTTCTTCATACAATCCTATTGCTTTCATAATTCCTTTAAATAATCCCATTTTGAGACTCCTTTATTAAAATCTACTTGCCTTTTGAATCAATTTTTGCTATGTTTATATCTGCTATGAAAAAAATAAAATTAAAGTCAGAAACTTGGTATTACATTTATACTGATGGAAAAGATGTTTTCATCTCTGAAGATGCGCCTGTACGATCCGATGAAAATCATAATTGGTATCATCCATCATATAAATGGAAAATCTGTGGATCTCCAATAAAAATAGGAGATCCTGAAAGTTCCGAAAATATACAAGATTTTTTCATATCTTGAGCATTGCTCATGAGAAAGGTTTTCATAGTATCTGTTCTCTCATTATTTTTGATATCTTCATGTGCCAGCCTGAAGCCTCATCCTAAGCCCTGGACACCAGAAGAAATTAAATATGGTATTTTCTTCGGTCTTGCTCATCTTGCCGATGCTTACACAACTGAGCAGTATCTTAACAACCCTCAAAACTGGGAAGCAGTAAATCCCGCTCTCGGTGAACATCCTTCTGACGGAAAAATTGTTTTCTATTTTTCCATTACCGGATTCGCTGCTCTTTTGCTTTCCCATTGGTATCCTGAACTTCGTACCCCTTTTCTTCTCGGTTATGGTAGCCTCAATGCTGGTTTAGCCATTCATAATAGTCGATTAGATTGATTACATTCCTATCGGAAAATACCAGCCATTGACATAACAAAATACTTCATTAGTGGTAGCGGTACTCCATTTTACTTCAATGATTTGTGAACTATCTGTAATAACTTCACATTCATTATACGCAAATAATATATTTGCGTGTGAATATGCAGCATAATGGCCTGTAGTAGCAGTTGTCCCATTCGTTTGCCAAGAAAGAAGTGCTGTTGCATTTTTATAAGATGACATAAATAAAACATTAACTTTGGTGGCAAATTTTGGAACAGAACTTGCCATGTCTATATCCGTCCATGTTGTACTTGGACTAACTTCACTAGCTTCGATTATTCCATCAGCATAAAGCACATAATCACCATCATGTAAAAATTCATCCATAGTATTGGTTCCATCTGCAAGAAAAGCGAAAATGCACAAATCATCACCATTATACCAACCTTTATATGTATCATCCCATGCTGGTTCAGTAGTTGAATGGATAATTTCAGTGGCCGTAATCGCAGTGCCGGATGTAATTGCCGAATAATCTAAATAGACATAATATATTTCACCATCAGTAAGAGTAGAAACTGTTTCATCTAAATCTGAATCCCAATAACAATATTTATCTTTACAAACATATTTACCTGGTCCTATTAAAAGAGATGTGGCATCACCCCAAACAAAAGTTGATCTTGATTTTGCATGTGTGTAAAGATATGTGTAAAGATTAGCGATTGATGCATCAGGATCAATATACCAATAGGTTTCACCTGTGATCTGGGCAATGAGATATCTGAGTTGCTGAATTTCAAGCTCTAAAGATGTAGCCCTCACAAGAGAACTACTTTCATATGGATCTGATGTGGCTTGTGCCGCCCCATCATTGGCCGATTCATCATCAATATGGGTAGGATCTAAATTATCTAAGATATTATTGAACTCAGCATTAAGTTGAGCCGCAGTTAAAGTTTCATCTGTAACCCATGTTTTAATTCTGCTTATTAAACTCATTTGATTTTTCTCCTATGAAAGTCTTGATCCTAATATTTCATGGTCATATAACACCTGAGAAATAAAAAAGTCCTGATCCACTGTAGAATTGTAGAACTCAGACTGTATTCTTTTGCCTATGTTCTTGATGTCAAAATCTTTATCTATAAGTTCATTTCCACCTAATAAATCTCTGCCAAGAGTAAAAGGTAGAGTTCCACCTCTGCCTTTCAATGATACCGTTCTTTGTGTCTGCCCTACTCCATCTATCCAAGTATCTATTGTTAAATTGTAATCGCCTTTAGGTTGCATTATCACTCTTCCGGCACTATATTTCTTAGTCACCCTTGGATTGTCAAACGCGAGATTAGGGGTCTTAAATCCTCCATAATAGGCCTCATCATTGTCATTCCGGTTTGCCTGCTCAAGTCTCCACAAAAGTCCCGCATAGCCTCCTGTATAAACCTGATAATTTCCCGTGCCTACCCTGACAAGCGTAGAACAGGAAGCTGAATAACCCGATGTAGATATCTGATTATCATGTATCATCCAGGCATCTTTAGGAGGCCTATCTATGAAATAGACGAGAGCGGTATCCACCGTTGTCTGTCCGGCCCTTACCACAAATATTTTAATAGCCCTCAAAGCAGGATCATAAACAGAATGAAAATGGTCGATATAACTCAATCTGCAATACTGCTTTATCCAATTGTGCATAAAGGAATCTTTTGTAAGGGAAGCCAGTTTATAGTCTCCATATTGTTCTGCTGATGTTACAGAGTAAATCTCACCATCTTCCATCATGGCAACTATGTCATTGGGAGTTTTCACTATGAGTCTGAAATTGGCTGCACCACCTTCCCACTGAGCATCATCATAGCCCCATTCTGCGGTATCGAGAGAAGAATCGTCTATGACATAAACCTTGCGCTTTCCAAAACATAAAAGCCTATCGCCATATTCCACAGCCCCTATTATTCCAAACCCATCCCCTGTTTCTATGTCTATGGTAGTCACATTGGTATTTGAAAAATCATCTCCATCCCCATTCACAGAAGCATATATTCTATGTGGATAATCAGTAATTCCGCCAGCCCATAGCCTTTCGGATATTCCCCTGCCATGCTTTGCTATCCATTGAGGGCCATCATCAGCCCAATCAGTAGGAACATCTGTCAGGGCAGAAGTATCGCCTGCACCTGTCCATAATTGAGGCGTGCTTTCTCCATCGACTATATAAAGCTCATTATCGAATGTCTCAAAATCATAAAAATTGGTCGTAGACATTTCAGAGACCTGGATATCCGTATCATGCGCACGATAGACTTTCCCATCATCACCTGCTACAATCAGATAAGCCGTACCGCTTCTCAATCTGAATTGATATGCACCCATTATCTGAGGAGTGTCTTCTATGGCAGCATCATAGGCGGCATCACCGATATGAGCAGTACCACCTCTCTTGCGCCTTCCGAATTCATTCAGATTGATATTCCTGGAGGGGTGGACCATGTCAGTCGGTTGGGCCATGTCAATATTCGGGTTACTGCTAAAACCACCCGCGCTGCAAGGAATCCTATAAGTTTCGCCTTTATAAAGCATTAGTTTTCTTTAAAAATCTTGTGAGGGTTTTCATTAGATTAAGTCCGATTCAAAAAGTGGTAAAAATAAATCCTTAGTACCCGCAGAAGTATTAATTTTCATTTTAATCATGCCATAAAAAGCCCATCCATTAGCCGCCAATTTGGCTTGTGGGCCAACCACAGCACCATCACCCGTTCTGGTGTTAATAGCATTTAAGTTGTCTCCTGGTGTAATCGGTACTTCAAACTCTATAAATTGTTCTGAGCCATCTCTTTGCTTTATCAATGCTACTGGTTGAGCACCGGCACTTGAATCTTGGCAAAAATTAAACGGAACTGCACTTAAAGCACCTGATGTATTAACTGTTCGCCATATAACAGATTGCTCTTGAACTAATTCCTGTACTCGTTCAGGTTTGTTTATTTCAGTAGTTAGATTAGTCCCAAACTTAGGTGAAATTACTCGCAGATTATGATGATTCACATCTTCAAGGTAGATAGCTGTATCCGTTGCACTAGCATGGCCAGTAAACTGAACATTTTCAATAGTCAGATTTTTAGTATTCGATGAACTATAAACGTCTATCAATCGTGTAGTAGCTGCATCAGAGATGAGTAGAACATTTTCAATTCTTATATTTCTATAGCGATTGCCATTTGCTGTGCCATCACCCAACTTTAGACCAACATCACTATTGACAACAGAACCTCCTGACATAGTTATAGCTTGAGCATTCATAATTACCGATAGACCAACATCACAATCTTCCATGTGAGAACCAATCATGTTTACTTGATCTATACCATGTCCACACACTATACCTGTCGTAGCATCGCCACCTTGAACATTTAGCATGTTAATTGAATGTAATCGTCCACCAGTACCGTAAGTTTTATGTCCCAGTTGGATACCAATACCAAAATCGTTAGCAATAACTGTTTGCATATCAATAAATCCACCCGGCGTACCAACTGCTAGATTCCGCAAATAGATACCTGTATCAGACGTTGCTTTCCCGCCACCATCAACTCTTATATCACGTAAAAATCCTACCCATATTGTGTGCCAATCAATGCCTGAGCCTGACCCAGCCTGGTTAATATAAACTTGTTCAAATCCACTATTTTGAACAACTCGGTCAAACTGAATTGCGCTTGTGGTATTACTGACCCATATACTCAAATTTCTAATTTGAACTTGGTTAGTGTGGTTGGTATCCGCTCCAAGGGGATCACCATTACAGTAGATTGCTGGACCAGTCGCATCGTTGCTTTCTAAAATCGTGGCAATAGGTTTATCATTGCTATAATTTGCTTTTGTAGAGCGGCCTACGCCCTGAAGTGTGATTCTTCCCTG